CTTTCACTAAAGAAGGTGCACAACAGAAGAAGCGTTATGTTGAGTTAATGCAAACTCGTTTACAAGGTTTCCTAACTACTGAAGGTTGGGAAGCCTTAGATGTCGCTCAAATTAGTAAGTGGAGTTCTGAAGTAGTTAAAATAGTGGTCCCTAGTGAGGGTAAGGGAGTAGGTACTCCAGAGGTTCCTAAAGGAGGTTCTACAGGGCCTTCTAAATTGATGCCTGATGGTTTCTGGTATGATGGCAATGGTACCCGCCTTGACCCTCAGCCTCCTATAGACCCTAATAACAAAGATAATTGGAATTAATAATGCATGTTTTTATTATCAATACTACTAGGAGTAGTTATGAGTGAAGGTACTTTTGAGAAACCTTGGCAGGGCGCTGATGTCCAAGCTAACCAGTACTATGGTAAAGCAGCGGTACGTCAAGTAGAGAAAAATTTAAAGACCTCGCTAACTCTACCACAGAAACGTATAGTTGAACTCGAGGGTTATGTCCCTGGATACTACTTAGACCATAAGAAGATTAAGACATATGGCGTAGGTCAAACAGGGGATTTTATGAAAGGCTCCTTCTTAAAATCTTATAATAAAATGTATGATAGAACAGAAGGTATCTTCGGGGCCTTAGGTGATATGCCTGAGGAACTACAAGCTGAGTTAGTCCAATTGGTATATAGAGGAGATGCTAAGAAGACACATACATGGGTTGAGCAATTTAAGGAAGGTTATTATAAGAAAGCGGCTGATAGTCTCCTTGTACATAGAGAGTATATGGACTATAAGAAAGATGGTAACGATAATAGTATTACTAGACGTCTAGAGGCAGCTAGTAAAATGTTAATTAAATATGATGGAGGGTTCGGAGATGATTAATAAAGAACAGATGACACAATTAAAAGAGACTTTCGGGTCTCTTGATATTTATAAGGAGGCACAAGCACACGCTAGTAATGGACAGAAGCGCTTTGTAGCCTCAGATGGTATCGCTTACGATATCCCTGATTTTATGGAGGTTCCTCAGGATACTATAGAACCTGCGCCTGAGCCTTATAAGCCACAACGTGATTCTACAACCATAGACTCTGAAACAGTACCTTGGTATAGAAATAGTGAGGCCGAGGGCGGAGGTATAAATTTAGATAACTATACTGAACCAAAGGAAGCCGCTGTACAAGGACAGAATGTCCCTCAGGAAGATTTAATCTATGAGGAACAAACTAATAATGTACCTTTAATGGATTCTCTTCGTAGACGTCATGGTAATAAAAGTAATGAGTCCTTATTAGAACTCTGGGCAGGTGAACAACACTATATTAATTATAATGTTGTAGCCTTAGGGTATGATGCTTCTACCTTAGAGAGTATGACACGCACAGAGAAAACTGATTATCTACTTCAAATGGAAACATGGGATAAAGTTAAGGGTTTTGGAGATGGTTCTCAAGGTTTCTGGGATCAAACACTTGAAATTGGTAAGGCATTAGCTACCGACCCTACTACTTATGTAGGTATCGGTACAGTTGGTGGTATCTTTGCTCGTCAAGGTGCTAAAGAAACTACTAAGGTGGCACTGAAGTCCTTCCTTAAGGAAAGTACTAAGCAGGCTATGAAGACAGGTGCTAAGGTAGGTGCCATAGAGGGTACTGCTTATGGTCTTACAGATAGTATATTTAAACAGGTCATTGAGCAGAAAGCTACTGAGCAAATTGATAACTTCGGGGATGTTGACTTAGATGCCAAACGTACTGCAATAGATACTACGGTAGGTACAGTAGCGGGCGCTGGTTTAGGCTCACTTATTTCAGGTGGGGTAAGGGCAGTATCTAATAAACTAAATGAGGGGAAGGATGCTCGTAAGATTTTAGATGAGTTACTTGGAGAGGGCTCTGATGGTGCCCCTGAGGGCGTTCCTATAGCTACTGAGGGCACTGAAGGACTTCCTCTAGGTACTGATGTACCTGAGGGCGTTCCTATAGCTACTGATGTACCTGAGGGTGTTCCTGTGGCTCCTGAGGGCACTGAGGTACCCCCCACACCCTCTTCCCCATTAGAAGTTAATGTCCCAAACAATAAGTTACCTCCAAACCTTAGAAAAGGACGAGCTAACTACGGTAAGACCCCTCTTATTTTTGAGAATGACATACAAAAAGCATTATTTCTAGCTACTACTAAGAGTAAGAGCAGTAAGCATTATGAAACTTATGTTACTTTTGCTATGGATACCTTAGGACGTACTCGGGAAGAAATTACTAAGTTAGGGGAGCAGCTACGCCTCCAGATAAAGACAGAGATTTCTAAACGCCCTGGTGAGGCAACAGAACCTTTAACTACCTCCTTCTCTTATATTAAGATGGGAGATGTAAATAATGCTGTTACGCCCACTGTGGCTATTAAAGCTACTGAGGGGGCTGAGGTGCCTCCTACAGGTACTGAGGGGGCTGAGGTGCCTCCTACAGGTACTGAGGGGGCTTCTGTAAATACCCCTGAGGAAATAGCCTTAGTTAATAGTAGGGAGAAAGTTGAGGGTAAAACTTTACCGCGCACTCCTAAGGAAGGGGTTTCAGTTAACCTTGATAAGACTCGAGTATTTGATGAGGCTACTGCTCAAGCTCTTCTCGATAAGGACAGAGTAGACACAGGTTTTAAACTTAATAGTACTACTGAGTATGATGCCCGTCATAAGATGATGAATTTTAAAACTGTGGAGGAAGTTGAGGCTTTCCTTGTCGAGTTTGAATACAAGACTACAAACTTGGAGGTTGATTCAACTATTGTACGTATGATGTTTAGCTCTGAAGCCAATAAGGTTGCTAAAGCTTGGGCTAATGCTACGACTAGAGAATCCCGTCTTACTATTTTAGCGCATAACCCTGCCTTATTACAAAGTTTAAAAGGTATAACTACTATGGTACAACGTGGTAGTACTTCGGCAGGTCGTGTGCTTCAATCCCAGAAGATTAATGTCAGTGAATTTAATTCTGTACTTAATAAGATAATGGAATCTACTCAGGTAATTAGAAAGATTTCTGATAAAGCACGTGCAGAGGGTGCTGATGTTGATGAGGTGATTAAAGAAGGTATCTCCGATAAAGATATGGATGCTTTAATGGCTGAAATGGATAATTTAATTGATATTACAGCAGCCCATAATGATCATGTCAGAGTAGGTTTACCTGCATTTAATAAAGCAGAAAATATCTTTAGGAAAATAGAGCGTGTAGCCACAGAGATTTGGTTAGCAGGTAATCTGTCCTCCTTAGCTACTCAGTATGGTGCTTTAGCAGGCTCTCTTATAAAACGAGGTACTCTATCAGGAGAGGCATACTTACAATGGTCTATTGGTAAGGTATTCAACGTTCAAGGTAGAATGAAGTACAATGAGATGAAAGCCTTGAATGAAATGGATTGGCGTCAAGGTGCTGAGACTCTTAATATGATGTTGCGTATGATGAGAGGTGGTACGGGTGAAGGTGCTGAAGGTGTTATGCAGCGTGAATCCTTAGATGGGTGGAATACTAAGTGGGATGATGAAACCACACATGGTGCTATTAACTCAGGGTACTTAGGTTTTGAAGACCCTAAAACAATATTCCAAACAGTAATTAATAAATCCTTTGATGTAGCAGGTAATATTATACGTTCACCATTCTCCGCATTAACATTAGCGGATGATATTATGAAGCGTGTGTATTATCTACCTCATATAAAGTATCAACTAACTAAGGAGGCTAATCAGAAGTTCCCTGGTAATGACCAAGCTATTGCACATGAGGTATATATCTCTGAGGGCGTTGCTGCGTATGACCTTTTCTATATGAAGAAGGGTAAACGTAATAATACCATGAAGATACATGTAGTTGGTGAGATGGAGAAGTTCAAGAAGAGCAATCCTGAGGCTACCTATGATGAACTTCAAGAAGCTGAGTTTGATGCCTTAGCAAGCGCAGAGGACCTAGTAGCATTTACCCCTGAAGAAAAGGAGTTACTCGATAAAGTAGGTATTGATGCACTTAAACATGAGGAAGCTTTAACAAGACTACGGGAAACTGTTTTCCAAACAGATATACCTGTTGATAAGAATACTAGTGCAGGTAAGTTCTTAGGTGTAGTTAAAGGTGTTCGTGATATTACCCCTTTAATGCAGACTCAGCTTCCATACCTTAAAACAGTATTGAACATGACCAAGGATACAATACAACGTGTTCCTGTTATGAACCTATTGTCTCGTGATATTAGAGCTGACTTAGCTGCTGGAGGACCTAAACGTGTTGAAGCAGTAAGTAAGATGGTTATGGGTACTTCTATAGGCGCCTTAGGTGTAATGCTTTATGACAATGGTATGCTTACAGCAACCACTGAAATGGCTGACTACCAAACGGATACAGCAGCAGGAATACCTGGTGGTTCTATACGTATGCCTGGCACTGATACCTTCATACCTCTGGCCCGTATTGAGCCTTGGGGGTCTTACTTGAGGTTTGCTGCCGATGGGAGACAGATGCTGCAGGAAGCAGACCGTTTACGTACTATTATAGACCAAATGGACCCTAGTGATGTAGCTGATGAGGATAGAAATACTTTAATCTCATGGGCTGAAGACCACGCTCGTATTATGGGAAGTCTATCTTATAGTATCCTATCTGAGAAATCAGGGGCCGCTAGTATTAAGAAACTTGGTAATGCTATTACTAATCCTGAGAGTGACACAGCGCAACAATGGGTTAATCAGTATACCACAGGTTTTATTCCTATGCATGCCGCTATAAAGCAGTTTAATGAGGAACCTTTAACGAAGGAAGCTAAGTCTTTTATGGAACATGTACGTAAGAAGTTAGGTACTATGGCTGATACGTATGGTGATAGAGATACTATTAACTACTTAGGTGAGGTAGATAACGACCTTAAAAGGTTAGGTCATATCTATTGGAAAACTGCACAACCTAAAAAGGGTGACTATGTTATGGCTAAACTCTATGAACTACAACCTGGTTTAAGACGAGCCGATAATAAATTAGAACTTGATAATGGTTTTATTAAAGATTTATCTTATAAGGAAGTGTACGAACTTAGAACCCTTGTAAATGACCCTAAAATTAATGTCCGTGCTGAGTTATTTAAGGTAATGGGCTCTAAGGCTTTTCAGGATTTACCTGATGGTGTAGCAGGAGAGAACGTAGCTTATGAGCGTCATACTAAAATATTTGTTATTCGAGATATATATAGTAAGGCTAAACAAGCCGCTAAGAAGTTATACATCTCCCGTCACAGTAAAGCTTTAAAGGAGGAGTATGAAAATGCTATTAATAAATCAAAGGTTACTGCGATAGCCCCAACAAAAGGTAGTACTCAACGTGCTAACGTAATGAAGGATTTCTTAGGACAATAATATGAAAAAAGCAGATATAGAAAGTTTAAATGGTCTACATGACCAGATGGCAACTTACTTTACTGCGATGTTAGCCTCAGGAGAGCGTTTAGCTCCTGGGGAACTCTCTGCTGTACTCAAGTTCTTAAAGGACAATGAGATTACAGCAGACATCGTGGAGAGTAAACCAATGGCTAGTCTTATACAGAGTTTCCTAGAGAATGAGGAAACCCTTATGGATGAAGCCCACTAATTAAAATAGGAGAGAGGGATGAACGAGAAAGAAGTACAAACTTTAGTGAGGGATTTCCCTCTATTTATTGATTATGTATGGCAGAGCATAGGGTTACCTAATGCTACTCCTATACAGAAGGACATCGCTAGTACCCTACAGGAAGGTAATAGACGATTGTTGATTGAAGCTTTCCGAGGTATAGGTAAAACATACCTTACGGGAGCTTATGCTACATGGAGATTGCTGAGGAACCCTAATGAGAAGGTACTAATTGTATCCGCCTCAGGGCCTCATGCGGTCGCTATAAGCACCTTTATACATAAACTGATAGCCGAGGTACCCTTACTTAAGCATTTGAAGCCTAGGGGTGACCAGAGGAACTCTGTGATGGCCTTCGATGTCGATGGTTGTCAGAGCTCAGTACAACCAAGCGTTAAGTGTCTAGGTATCAATAGTCAACTGCAGGGTAACCGTGCATCTCTATTGATTGCCGATGATGTCGAGACTAGTATTAATAGTGCTACAGAGATAATGAGAGGTAAAATACTTCAACAGATTAATGAATTTGATTCTATACTACAGACTACAGCTAACGCTAGTATCGTAGGACTAGGTACTCCACAGACAGGTGATTCTGTTTATAATAGATTTATAGATAAGGGTTTCCTAGTGCGTATATGGCCCTCTAGGGTGCCTGAGAAGCCTGAGGTATACGAGGGTAGACTAGCGCCTTACGTAGAGGATATGATAGCCACAGGGACCCCTATAGGGACTCCTACGGACACTCGTTTTACTGATGAAGATTTACAAGAACGTGAAGGCTCCGTAGGTAAGACGTACTATAAGCTACAGTACCAATTGGATACTACACTTAGTGATGCGGATAAGTACCCTCTTAAACAGGCTGACATGATTATCATGGATATACCTAAGGACAAAGGTCCTCTAGGGTTATCCTATAGTAGCAGTCGTGATACCTTACTTGATATACCAAATATAGGTTTTACTGGTGATACCTTGCATGGACCACAGTACATCGATAAAGAATATACTCCTTATCAATTTAGTATAATGGCAATCGATCCCTCAGGACGTGGTGCCGATGAGATGGGGTACGCTGTAATCAAGTACTTACATGGTCGGATATACATCATGGCCTGTGGGGGACTGCAGGGAGGCTACGCAGATGATAATTTATTTAGATTAGCAAGCATAGCTAAGGAGTATGCAGTCAATACCATCTACATTGAGAGTAACTTTGGTGATGGGATGTTCGATCAACTGTTACGCCCTGTACTTAAGAAGGTACATCCTGCTGGTATAGAAGAAGTAAGAAGCAGTAAGCAGAAGGAACTACGTATCATCGATACCTTGGAACCCTTATTAAACCAACATAAACTTATATTTGATAGGTCTCTGGTTACTAAGGATATACAAGGGAGCCTAGAGAGCCCTCAGACGCTCTCCTACGGGTTAATGTATCAACTTACACATATCACACGTACTCGTGGTTGTTTACGTCATGACGATAGATTAGATGCCTTAGCGATAGCCCTAGCGGCTGTAGTAGAGACTGTAGGTATAGATGCTGATGATGCTAAACGTGAGTTTAAAGAGCAGGAGCTACAGGAGAAGCTTGATAAGTTCGTAGGGGACATTATGAACCCTAGATGGATGATGTAGGAAGAGGTATAAGGTGTCCCGAGGTATATAAGAGTCCACTGTATGTGAACTTAAGGTCCTTAGGGGCACCACAGTACCCTATAGAAAACTCTACTTAAGATTAATGGGAGGGGATAATGATGATAATCTACCTAAGTAAGACCTTAGATACCTCGGTATACCTAAGGTACTGATGTATAAGTAGTTAAATAAGGTGTCGGTATAGGGTAGAACGAAAGAAGAAACTACAGTACTACTATAGGTTTAGTTTTGTATGGCTATAGTTTTCTATGGTAACACTACAGTATAGTTTTCTATGGTACCCCTAAGTACCACCTAAGTACACCTCAGTACAGCTATCTAATGTATTACTACTGTATGACTAATGTATACTACTGTACCCTTTCTAAAAATAC